AAGTGGGTAGCGGTCCCCATAAAATCGGTTACCCACTTGCCGCACAAGTCGAGGATAGGACGTTCCGGAGTCCCGGCGATCTTATGCTTTCGGCCATCGGCGGGGACGGTGGACAAGGTGATTTGCCCATCGGTCATTGTGCGGTATAAAACGGTGCCTCGAGCGAATCCGGCGGATGATAGGCGGTTACCCTCGATCCAAATACGGCGGTTGCCCTTGTTTAGGCCTGATTTGAGTATATGTTGCATAGCGTTGTGGTTAGGTGTCGTGAGAATGGCAAGCTGACTCGCTTGCCTTGCCCCTATACTAACGGTCGCCCCGCGTATCCTGCGCCCCTTTTCTCGGGTTTACTTGCGGTGGCTTGGCGTTATCGCGTGTAACTCTGGGTGGCCAAGGGACTTAGGTTGCCTCGGGTTTCCGGCTCACCGAACAAAAAGCCCCGAAGAAAGCCGGGCAGGCTCTCTCGAGGCATTGTGCAAGCTGGCGAGTCTAGGACCCCCCCCCTAGGTAGCAGGTTGAACACCTGCAACCATTGGAGGTGGAGAGCCCCTTGGGCCGGGACACTAGGTCAGCTTGTGGATACGGTGTGGACCGATGGCCGACAGCGGGGCCGAGGGAAGGGCAAGGGGGGGACCGCGCGCGGCGCTCTATACGTTACCCACTCACATTTTTAGACCATTTTTCAGTCACCCAGAGTAACCAGCGGTTTCCTGGAGACAACCACGGCCTTGGGTATGCAGTTGACATTGCCAACTTGCAGTTCCCCGCCGACTTCCAGAGTCCCTGCGATGACCAGAAACTCCGAGGTCTCTTTCAGTACCCAGCCAGTGGTAGCCATCAGTGTTGGCTCAAGAGACTCAAGGTCATCTCTGGACAACCAAGCGGAGTCTACGCCCACAATGTCTAACCATTCGATCAGCACGGGGACCAGGGGAGAGTCGGAGTCATCATACTGCGGGCCTAGAGTCATCATAGGGTTACTTGAGGTTACTGGGAGTGGACTTTAGACACGGATGTAGCTCCCCCTCCCCTCACCTTAGGTCTACTTTAGGTTACCTATAGGTTGACTATAAGTATCTTAGTAGAGGGGGCTGCTGCCCCCCTTCTCTTCTCTAGTCCTTCTCTGTCCGGAGGATGACTCTTAGTAACTCTAGGGTCTTTCTTCCGTATGGTCTGCGCTTTAGGTAAGTCCTTGCTGGCTAACTCTTTACGTTAGACCTCCATTTGACCTGTCTTACCCCCGTTTACAAGGTCCCTAGGGTGCCTTTCCCTCTAAGGTGTCTAGGAGCCCGTGTAACGCACGGAAACTCTAAGTAGACTCAGAGGACCAAAGATAACTTTGAGTCTCTTAGCGGCTCTCTCAGGGGCCTCTACAGGTTCATCCAGACTGGACCTGAGTTACGGGTCTTCCCTAGGGCTCCTGCTAGGAACTTCTCCATCTCAGCGTCTATCTTAGAGTCCTTGTGGTCTTGCATCTGTCTGTCGGTGTCTCTAGCTAGTGCATCAACGTGCCATTGGACAGCCATAGCCAGCGCATCCAGTCGGTCATCGTGCCTCAGGGCTCCTCTAAGTCGCGTGACTCGGGACATCTGGTACATCAGTTGGTACTTGATGGCCTGATCCGCTGGTAGATCCTGGGTTGACTTGAAGTCTTCCTCGATGACCTTGCGTCCGATGCACAGCTTGTGGCTGTTCATGACTGGCTCTAGGACATCACAGATCCTGCGCTCCTTTTGGATGTTATGCCGGACCTCTTCAACGCGACACGGGTAGACCTTGTGGAGAACCGGGGTCAACAGGGAGGTAAACATACCGTCACCCATGTTTGACTCGACGATTACGCCGCTGACCTGCTGTCTCTTAGCGATGACTGACAGTTTCTCTAGGACCTCGGGTCCGTAGCCGCCTTTCAGGCCCCCGCACTCATGGACATACAGTTGACCTCCGTAGGACTTCACCACCGCATAGGAGGTCTCGTCCGCGCCTCTACCGGACGGGTCAATAGACAGGACAGAAGCCTGATAGGGGACCATATCCCCCAGAATCTTCAGGGGTCTGTAGTAACGGTCCCCGTTGTACCCCACGCAATGCAGGTCTCTCCAGGAGAACTCGGGGTCATTGGACCACACAAGCTTCTCTGGGCAGACCTCGGGGTCAAGGTCCATGACCAGCAGGTCGTTGATCTTCAGCGGGTAGCGGTCGGTGTCCGCAAGGGACTGGTCAAGCTGGAACTGGAGGGCGAACAACGAGCGACCATAGGACAACTCTCGTTCCGCTAGTTCCAACTCCCCGAACCGCATGGGGTCCGTGGGTTTACCTGCCTCCTCGGCTATCTCACGGATCATGGGAGCCAGAGACTCCCCGTAACCCTTGGTCTCTCGGGAGTCCGGCACTCGGCTGGGCCAAATGCGGGTGCTGTACCCACGGTCTTCCAGACACTTGTAGACCGACTCTTGGGTCTGAGGTGTCCCTAGGAAGATGATCTTGGAGTGGTCCCCCGGCTTGATGATGGCATCGTATTCCTTGATGGTCTCAGACAGTTTCTCCCGCATGTTCTGGGTCTGGCTGTTGTTCCAAGACTCAATGTCATCCGCAATCAGGTAGTCCGCTCGGGAGCCCGTCAGGGCCGACGAGAAGACACCACAGGACTTCACAGAGGGACTGTGGGATGCAGGGGCTGGCCCGACATCAAAGGACACCTTGGAGGCTCTGCCAGTCTCGCTGGGCAGCAAGTGGTTCAGGAACGGTAGCTCCCGCATCAACTGCAAGGTGAACGTAGAGAAGTCATCGGCTCGACTCTTAGATGCCGAGACCACCAGGAAGTTCAAAGAGGGATCGAGCAGTAACTTCCATACAACGAACGCTGAAGTGATGTATGACTTCCCTACACCGCGAAATGCCTGGATACAGGCTCGCCGTGGGCCGGAGTCCAAGTACCTAGCAATGTCATACTGAACGGGGGTCGGAGCGGGCAGCCCCAACCCCTGTGTCCACGCAACGTACAGGAAGTTTAGAAAGCCGTTCTCCCCCGTCAACCTGGGGTCAACCGGGGGTAACTCGGGCTTCTTAGTCGCCACTATTTACCTTTTTTCTTCTTTTTCTTTCTGGTGGGGATAGACAGTCTGCCGCCGAGACCTGCGGAAGTTTTGTTGTAGGCTTTAGTCACTTTGTACGGGACCTCTTTGATGGAAGGGGGCGGGGTTGATGCCTGACCTGTGGTTTTAGTTTTTGCCGCAGGGGTAGAAGGACCTAAAGAAAGGTTTCCGATCTTGACAGAATAGGTCGTAGGACGGTGCCCCTTACGGGACCGGGGGGGTGTGGGTGCGCCTCTTGGCATAGGAACCTCTACTGGGCTTGGGAAATGGGTGCTTCGGGGTCTTCAAATGGCATTACAACAGCCAACTGAGTCATGGGGTTTCCCTCTTGGGGAGACTGGTCGATGCCGTTGTCTTTGAGTAACTGGCGGGCAACCGAAAGCTCGGAGGCTGTTGCCTCGCCGCTCTTTACTCGGTCAAGCAGGAGTTCAATCGAGGCAACGTGGAGTTCTTGGAGTAGTGCTTCTATATCCATTACTCGATAAACCAGACCTTGAAGGTGTTAGCCCCGGTTCCTCCTGCGGCGACTACCTTGATTCTCATTAGGGGAAAAATGGGAACCTCGCTGAGAAAACCAGTAGTAGTAAGATCCTCTGCCACTGTCTGGTCGCGCCCGTGACGCGCACCTATCAGTGACCAAGGGGCCTCTTCGCTTGCGCGTCCGTATACTCTAGCCGTGATGTCTCCAGCAGCCTCCTCAACTTGGAGGATTCCCGTTTCGTCGCGGCGGCGCTGACAGGCAAAAGTTGTCTCGTAGTCACCATTGTCGGCATTGGTTTCTGAAAGTCGTAAGTTCATTTTTGGACTCCAATCCAGTTCATCAGTTGTGAAGACATCGCTCCCAGAACAGCAGCCGCACCGAGTAGCCAACTTCGGCTACCCTCAAGAGTGCGGAGACGTTTTTCTAGGCGACCTATAGATTCATCTTGGGAACGCTGGACGCTGATGAGCGCGTCTACCTTCCCTTCTAGGCGGCCCAGCGCAAGCATAAGGCCGTTGTTGTTGTTGCCGCTTACCATCGAAGGACCACCCCGCTAACTCGAATCTCCTTAGTATTCAGAGTCTTCACGCGGTACTTCATGCTGGTCCCGCTGGGTTGACCGCTGATGTCTGCGGAGCCTTCGTACAGCGTAAAGCCGCCGTTGACCGCTCCAGCAGCCAGCGTCACCGCAGTCCAAGTCGTGCCGCCATCTCGGGAGATTTCTGCGGTCAGGTCTGTGTTGACTGTCGCGCTATCGACAAACTCAGCTTGAACCGAAATCCGGCCCGTGGACGGAGCGGTAGAAGCGGTCAACCCAGAGTTGATCAGGGTCATGTCGGTCGAACTGTGATAATAATCGTTAGCAGCGTCATAAGTCTCGTTGGTACTTGTAGCACCTAGAGTGTCTGAGCTAAAAGCATCTGCCTGTCCTTCCGAAAAGTTTAGCGCAGCACCCTTTAGGTCAGCCAGTTCCAGCATCATTGCGCGGCCATCGGCAAGAGTCAGAAAGTTACCGCCAATGGCAAGGTTGGACCTTGCGTTCGATGCGCGGCTAGTAAGTTCACTAAGGTCGTTGGCAGCAACCAAGAGACCGCTGGTCATAGCGGCAGATATTCGAGTAGTCATGGTGGGGGGCCTGGGCTATGAAGTTATGTATGTGAGGTAGATCGTCAAGCTTCCAGTCAGCCGGAGCCCATCGGCACCGCTGTAACCTATAGAACTGTACATGCTCAACCTGAACCCTGAAGCCATCTGAGACCCTGGAATACTAGTCGTTAGATACTGCCAAGGCGGCTGGGAGAGGGTTGGGATACTGAAAGTTGCGAAGTAGCTCGATTCGGGAAAGAAACTTGCGGAGGACTGATTGCCAGTGATGTTAGGATAGAACTTTAGGTACGCATGCCCATTATCGTTTGAGCCGGAGAGCCCCGCCGACCCCGTGAACGGGTCACCGTCCGCGACAACAAAGACTCCAGTTACCAGAGCTATGTCAGAGGGAAGCCCAGTAACGGTCGTTAGGGTGGTAGTTGTATCTTTGGGGATTTGAAAGTTAGAGAAGGCAATAGCTCCCGAACTCCAAGTCTTTGTGCCTCCTGCAAGGTTATCAACGTACTGCTTGGTAACTGCATCTGTTGAAGCCGAGGGAGTCAGCAGGTTCTTGATCTGGTAGTTGTCCGTCCCGTCTCCCATCTGAACATGGTCGGTTGCAGTTCCCATGTCGCTAATAGGCAGGGACGCAACAGCGTTGCTCAGGTTCGGGATCTCGGTGCCCAACAGAGGACCCACAGTCAGGTCTCCCGTGCTGGCAACCCGCAAGACATAAGGAGCGGTTCCTGAGTAGACTCCGCTGTAAAAGTCGGTGCCTTTCAGTTCGCTAAAGGTGATCGAGTCCGCAGCAACAGCATCCCCGGTCACCGAGTCAGTAGCCAGTTTCGCAGCGGTCACCGCATCGTCGGCAATCCTAGAAGTTGTCACGGCTGAGTCCTGAATGTGGTTTGCCGTTACAGCGCGACTAACCGAAGAGAACGCGTTGTCCGCAAGTTTTGCTGCGGTTACTGAGTCATCAGCAAGACCGTCAGTTGTCACGGAGCCATCGCTTACTCCACCAAGCCTAGCAGACCCAAAGTTGACCACAGAGAAAGTAATACCTACGTCACCAGGTCCCGGCGTAGGAGAGAAGACGATTTGAGCGTCGCCGCCATCGTCTGTGCCCGCAATCGAGTAGTCCGTACCGGGAACTTGGAGGGCTCCTCCCATAGACACCACCAGCATCGCGGCGTTGATGTAAGTCTGCGAGCCTAGACCCGTCAGAGTGTAGGTAGCCTCGCCGTCCGCAAGAGTACCTGTGAACGTCTTAGGGTTCCCCACAACACCGTACAGCGCAAGACTATCAACATAGCTCCGCGTAACAGCCGAGGACCCATCCGTGTCGGCCAGCACGTTCTTGATGACCTTCGCGCTTCCAGAGACGGCAGCATCCCATTTGCCGTCCGTGTCCCCGTAAGACAGGTAGGAAGCGTCAGGCAGAATCTCATCGTCCTTGTCCCGCTCAAATGCCTCTTGGGCAATGTACAGGAGTTGACGCTGGGCCGCGTCCAAGTCACTTTCGGTCAGAACCGCGCCGTCCGCAAAGTCCACTAACTGAGTCGCTAGAGTCCTGGGGGTAGTGCGCCTGAGTGTTACGGTAGTCCCGGTGGGCTCTGTATCGAAAACTACGTCGCTTCCTACCACGGACCAGCCCGAACTCTGTAAAGCCGCGTCGATGTACACCGTAATGTGAGTTTCCTTCAGGTAGTTGAAAGTTACCGAGTAGGTAGTACCGCTGATTGCGTACTGGGAATAGGAGTTAGCCATAGTGTCTCTCTACTAGAGGGGGAATAGCGAGGCGCGGATAGCCTCTGGGGATGTGCCGCGATGTTGGGCGCGTTGAATGATTGCTCGGTTCTGGCGAGCCGTGCGTACTTCAGGGAACTCTTGCATCATCTCGGTTTCAGCCTTGTTGCGGAACTTACGGATGACTTTGTTGATCTCGCTAACTCGCGGTGAACCTTCGTCACCAAAGGACTCCGGCGACATCCGCTGGTAGTTCCGCGAGTTGATTAGGCGGGTCAGGGTCTGCTTCAGACTGCGACCTTTGATGCGGACTTCGCCGTGAAGCTCCATCCAACGGTCATACGCGGTTTGACCCGAAGAGTCCGCTAGAGCCTTCAGGTCTAAGTTGTACCGCGTGGGACTCGGGGGTCCGAAGGCGTGACCAAGGTTCTTGACCTCAAGGTTGATGGGGTCACTGGTCGTGGTCGAGTGCATGATCGGCAGGAACCAATCGGTCGCCCTACCGCCCCACGCTTGGTGCTTCTCAATCGCCTCGCCCATGAAGTTACGGACGGGCATCAGGCTGTCGCTCAAGCCAGGGATCTGCGACTTGATCTGATCCATGACCCCGTGGATCTCGCGGAAACTCTGGTCATCTCCAAGGGTCGATGTGAAAGACCGCGTGAAGCCCGACAGAGGCACAATGGAACCGCCAGCCTTGCGGAGCATCTTTCCGGCGTATCGTTCGGGGTCCTGCATGAGACCCGTTAGATCCATAAGGCCCGTCAAATAGGTCTTTGAGCCTAGGTTTCGCGCCAACGCCACGCCAACTTCAAGGCCCAGGTTCTCGCTGGTGTTCTGAAGTTCCTCGGGGGCGTACTGGTTTACTTCAACCATGTCGCCTACAACGCCAAGGATTGTGGCAAACGGGTCAAACCGGCGGTAACTAAAGTACTCGTCGCCAATCTTGATCGAGTAGGGTTGCCAACCAGCTTGCTCCCACAGTTTGCGCTGCTGGATATCCTTAGGTCCACCGCCAGTGATGCCCCCTTCGGCTGCTAAGGCAGTAGCTGTAATCGTGAACCCAAGACCCGCAACGAAACGCCCGTGAGCTTCTGCGGCTCGCTTTGGGTCACCGGAGGCTAGGTCGGCAATAAAGCGCGAACGATTACCTAGTTTATCTGACAGGGCCTTGATCGTCTTGTCAGCAGGTACGCCCCGCAGTTTACCAGCAAGGATTCGGGCTCCGTTGAGTGCTGGGTCTACCGTGCGCTCGCCCGTCCAACTCAGCAGGTTGACCGGGGTTCGGACGAAGGTGATAAAGGGCCGCATGACCGGATGATTGTTTACCAGTTTCTGCGTAGAGCGGCCCAGTTCTCGGAACCCAGCCTCACCTTTTTTCAACTCGCGGGTCTGTGTGACATCTCGGGAAATCTCCAGTGCCCTTGCAGCCAACGCGCTGCGACCTTGGACCTCGCGGTCCTTGAGAGCATTTGTGACAAACTCGTCTTTTGCGGAACCGCTAAGTCCCCGCTGCTTGGCAGCAGCCCTAAGGTTCGGAAGAGTCAAAGCGAGGTCATCAACCAGCATCCCGTCCATCTGGCTCTCAATCCACTTAGCCAACTCCGGGCCACTCTTGTTTTGTTTGCGGCCCTGCTTGGCTAGGTCAGCCATGACAACGGCGCGGTAGTTCAGAGTCTTGACCGCAGAGTCTGTAGCCGACAAAGCGCGTCCCGACAGCCTAACAATAGTCCCTAGCCAGTTTGTGGCCGTTCCGGCAGCAGACTCGTCGGTGAACCCTACGTTAGCCGCCGTGATGGCGCGTTGCTGCTGCCCCGGAAGGTCCATTGTTCCTGACCCAGCCGAAGCGTCGAGTAGTAGACGGTCTTCGACCCAAGACTTCTTAGCGACACGGGCAGCATCTCCCCAGCCAAAGAACAACTTAGCAAACTCTGACGTAACGTAAGAGAACTCTGACATAAAGTCGGAAGCTGCCTCTGAGTCGCCCCTGAGTGAAGCACCCATGGCCCCCTCAAGAGGACGGTAGAACGAAGTCAGCACGGGTCCAACGAAGTTAGTCATAAGGGTGACCGGAGAACTCAGGATTGCTGAGATGAACCCTTCGTTATACATAGCCAACCACTTGTTGTGCTGGAACTTCTTTAGGGCCTTCATGCCGCCGCCTACGCCGCCAGCTTGGATAGCTTCGGAAAGACCGCGAGCCTTGCCTACCAGTTTCTCCCGGCCACCGAGAGCTTCTATGGTTGACTCTAGGGCCGACTTCTGCTGGTCCGACAGGTTGTCAATAAAGTTCTTCTCGGTATCCGATGGACCTTTACCGGAACCTTTGCCGGGGCCTTTACCGGGACCTTTATCGGGACCAGCACCTTCGCCCATACCGGGACCAGCGCCTTCGCCCATACCGGGACCAGCACCTTCGCCTTTGCCGGGACCAGCACCTTCGCCTTTGCCGGGACCAGCACCTTCGCCCATACCGGGACCAGCGCCTTCGCCCATACCGGAACGGCGTGTGGGCTGCGCTTGTCCTGGGTCAATCTCGCCAAGATACTTGCGGAGTCTTAGAGACTGACTCTGCGCTGCCCCAAGACCCTTGACGGCACCAAAGACCGCCTGAGTGTCCTCTATTGCTAGGGCAAGTCGCACTAGGTTCTCGGAAGTGTCGGCCTCCTCGAAGGCTTTGAGAGCCGGAAGCAAGTGAGCCTCATTGAGACTCTTGAGCTTGAAATGCCACTTGAAGGCTTCTCGGGCTACATCATCCTGTGAACGAGTAGTACGTCGGATCTGCTTGAGGAGGTCTTCCACAGACTCCCCGCTGTACTCAGAGAGACCTTCGAGTGCCTCGTTGGCCGCTTCTATATCAGACCTGCGGCCAATGTGTGGAGCGATCTCTTCCTCAAAGACATCATCTAGGGTTCTGAGTATAGGAGCTACGTCTGCGCCCATGCCCCGGAGGTTGTAGTGGGGGAAGTCCGAAACTGCGAACTTACCGTCTTCCCACTTCTGCCGCTGAACTTTGATCTCTTCGGTGGACTGGATGACCTTGGGGGTAGGGGTGGGAACCTCCGCGTCATCCATCATTGCTTGTCCCGGCCTTAGGTCTTGCGCTGTAGGGTCTGGGGCTTTCCTCCCAAACTTACGGGCCTGAAGTTCAGCAGGACTGAGTCCTTGGTTAGTCCCCAAACCCCCAAGATCCGTGGTATTCCCCGGCTTTGCCTCAGGTCTAGCTAGGAAGATAGCCTCAACTTCGGCGGGTGTCCGTCCTTTGGTGTCAATGCCTAAAGCAATAGTGTGCAACCGATCTAACTCTTCCTGAGCAGACTTCTGGAGCTTAGGGTCAAGACCTGATAGGGACTCTCGGATCTTTGTGATAAAGCCTTGCCACGCCTCTTGGACAGCCTTGAGTAGACCCATAGCCTCTGCGCGACCCTCTCCCCGTTTGATGAGGAAGGTTGCAAAGGATTGAGCAGCAAACTCCGAGGGGCTATTAGCAATATGCTTGAGTTGATTAGGGCCAGTAATACCCATCTCATCTCTGACAAACTTCTTAACAGCCTCTACGCCTCCTTCATCAACCAAGCGTCTATAGACATCCCTGATCGCATTGGAGGAATCCTCTATGTGCCCTAACTCATGAGCGAAGGTGTGGAGAGCCGTAAGCCCCTTGGACTCATGGATATCCTTTGCGATAGTGACCACATTGGCGATGTCGGAAGAAAAGAGATTGTCATGGTCAATCTCGAAGGTGTGGGAGCCCAGGATATCCCCAGACACCCCAAATACCTCCTTCTTGCCTACTACATTCACCTGAAGCTTGTCCGCAAAGCGGAAGTCAGATCCTCGCGTTGCTAGGTCTAGGATCTGAACCTGACCGGGAGTAATGAGTCCCGCGTCGTAGATCTCACGGATTCCATCCACGAACTTCTGGGCTCCCGGAGTGTCCGGTAGGTCCGGGAACGTCCGAGCTAGAATGTCATCAAAGGGTAGGTCATCGGGAGATACATCGAAAGGCCCTACGTCCCCCGCCTCCCCATCTACTAGGGCCTTAGGCTCCTCTAAGTCAGCCGACAGTTTTACCTCAGCCTCGGCATCCACAGCCTTATTGTAGTCAACGGCTGCTTCTTCCTTGGTAGACCCTTTAGTCATGGCATCGTCAAATGCCTTGCGCCCCTTGAAGATGGCTCGGACACCCAGCAGCAGCGAGTCAAACACTACGCCAGCACCCAGCCCCTCAACTGCTGCCTTGAGCCGCCCGACAACCTCAGGGTCATCAGGGTCAGACTTCAGGAACTCAGTGATCGGGTCGCTCAGACCGCCGTACTGCTGGAGCATGTCCGACAGTCGGGCCTCATGGCCCTGCATGACGGCAAAGTCAGCAACGAAACCAGCGGTAGCCTCTTGACCACGGCGAGCAAGCCAACCCTTGGCTCCCTTACCTTTAGCCGCCTTTTCGAGACCGCCAGCCAACTTGACCGCTTTTCCAGATTTACCTGCGGTTCCTGCAATCTTGGCTCCGCGACCTACCCAGCCAGCTACCGGAATAAACGCGGTGCCGAACTCGGTGATGCCTTCAAGCAGACCGCCAACGACAGTCTCCGAAGTGCCAAGCCCAAGGTTCTCGGGGACATCGTAGTCCATGCCGAACACGTTGCCTAACTCTGCGATCCCCTCGACAGCACCAGCTACACCGCGAAACGGGGCGGCTACAACGTCTTTAGCGAAATCAAAGAACCCAAAGTCATCCTCGCGTTCATCGAGAGGCTTTAGGTGGTCTGGGGCCGTGTCGTATAGTGGGTCAGACCACGGGTCGTATGGGGGCATTACTGTTTACCTTTGGAGGTGTGGTGGAGAGCATGCTGCTGCTTGGACACAATGGTAGCCATTAGCAGCGTTTTGCCTGACTCAAGTGTGTAGGTCTGTGGGAGCCCAAGGTTCTTTACAATCTGGCCCCATCCGGTATTCGCAAGGTCTTCATCTGTGGGGACATCGCCTTTTGCTTCGATTAGCTCTAGGATTTCTGTGTCCAGACCCGCGTGTTCGCCAGATTTGAACCAGATGGGGATAACGGCTGTGTTACCTGCTACGCCGATATTGATAGGCTCTTTGGCATTCCGCAGGTCTTCTGAGGGGACTCCTTGTAGACCGTACAGAGTGTTCAGCAGCTTCTTGGCTTCATCGCGGTCTACTGTAGTCCCGTCGATAGTGATGGATTCTGGAGATACGTTTGTAATCGCAGGAGTAGGACCGTCTCCCCGCCATCGCGTTACCGGAGAATACTTATTGTTTCCAACATGATAAAACTCGCCTGTTTTTTCTCGGCTCATACCCACAGATTCCAGAGCTTCATCTCGGGTAGACACGCGGCGGTCAATAAACGCATCCAGGAGCGAAATAGTGCTTGCTGTAAATCTTTCAAAGTCTGCGGACTGTCTTCCGGCAGGGCTGCTCAGAGGGTTCTTGAGCCTCTCTTTGCTGTCATCAAACAGGTCGCCTAAGTCAAGCCTTCCAGCCTGCACTCCAGCAAACGGGAGACTCCCAGTCTCTACGTCAACCTCGGGGAACTTAGGGCGAGACTGTTTAGTGGAGGTTTGAGCCCCATACTGAAGTTCCAAAGCGCGTGTCGCCTCGTTAGCGGCATCGGCTACTTTAGTTTTCATGGCTTCAAATAAACTACCGGCGTTATTTCTCAAGTGTAGATCCACAGCCGCCCTAATCTGCTCGGGGTTAGTAATCCCTTCAGCGATCTTCTCAAGCCTTACTAAGTCGGCTTCATCGCGAAGCTCCGTTTCAAACTGAGCTGTCAGATCAAGCTGTATAGTCGGGCTACCCTGGACAACCTCGGGGAAACTAGAACTGAAGGCTCTGTTCAAGTTCCCTACGGTGACGGAGAGTTTGCTAAAGATAGAATCAAGTTGGATGTCCGTCCGCTTTGCAGCCAACCCTAACCCATTAGCTTCGGCTCGAAAGTTCTCCAGAGCCTCCCCGCCCTCGCTGTATCGGGCAACGACAGCAGATTGAGCGTCTGCGTCATCTCCTGCTGCGGCCATCTCTTGGGTAAACGCTGTTGTAAAGCGGTCAGTCAACGGCCCTGCGACCTGTTGATCTTCTTCGGACAGCGCGCCCTTGGAGAACCCAAAGAGACTCTTGGCCACATCTTGAACTACCTCACCCACGCGAATACGCACTAAGGCATCAGAAGTACTAGAGTTTTTGCTGCTGGTCTCCTCCAACCTCCTCAACAGAGGTACGGCATCATCCCATCCAACATCACCGCTATTGACTGCCGCAATAACATCGTCTTGAGATGCCGCGCCCGTCCATACCGCAATACGAAGTTCCTTCAGTTGCTGTGGGTCAGACTCATCAACGCGCTTCATAATGAACTCTTCGCCCGCCAGCAGTTCACTCTGGATCTGCTCCTCGGT